AAGCAGATTAGACATGATTATTACAGAATTGCAGGTGCCGATCATGCTAGGTCTCCTCTATTTTGTCTTTCAGTTGCCCTATGTTGGTAGTCTGTTGAATAAGTATCTCCCCTTTTTAACCCTATACAAAGAGGATGGAAACATGAATTTTAATGGACTTTTGCTGAAAAGCATTCTTTTCGGAGGAGTCTATTATATATCTACCATGATTATAAATTATTTAACGATTATTTGATAGCGTAATAGCCTAGCACCTTTATATAACGAATACATACATCATATATGATATATATGATATATACGATATATTAATATATAACATTTTATTTATAAATCAAAAATAAAATTACACTGCAATATCTTTATTAAAAAACCATGTAGGGAGATTAGAACTCGAATTTAATGTGGATATAGACTCTTGCTTATTCCGAATCGTCTTATTTGCTGACATCTTTTTTCGTCGTGTTTTGCGCGTTTTAAGTGCAGGATTGTATTTCAAAAACCACATTTCATATTCTTCTGAATCACGCTTCAGTTCCTTAAATTTCCGGGATTTCTCGGAACGTATTTCTTGAAGAGTCGGCTGATTTCCAATACATTTCATGCTGAAACGTTTCAATAGGCCGCGCTGTTCCAAACGATTACGTTCTTCCACTTCAAACAAAAATTTCGACATACACAATATACGCTCCCGAAATAAACTGTATTTATTTGCAAAGGTGAATGCTAAATAGAAGCTCAACATGGTATCAATTGTCGCGACATTGATAATCTTATCTTCCAATCTGATTGTATTATAATTATGGCATGCAATGGGAGAATACACACATGCAACAGTATCTTTTCCAACACGAATTTCATAGTGTTCGGGTATAATTTCTCCAACAGGCTCATGATGTATAACACGTATTTTTTTGAATCCGGTTTCCTCTAATTTATCTTTCACAAGGGTCGCCGTTTTTTCAGCATCCTCCGACAATACATCGAAATCCGGATTTTTCTCGATGATTCTCCTGTATTTTTCCGGCATATATTTGGAATACATTCGAATTGCATATCCTCCAAAGAAAACAACGCCTTCATCAATAAATGATTTGAGAATGGTCATATACATTTTTTCAGATTGTTCTGAGTTTTGATTTAACTGTCGCTGAAATTCTACAGTATCGCATTTTAAGTCTTCCGATATAAAAGGATAATGTTTATTCAGCAAAGTTAGTCTTTTGAGAACTTTCTCCCAACGGGATACATCGCCATTCGGTCGAGAGAGTTCCAAATACATACTCATACGGAGAAAATTAGGAGATGCGTATTTAATTCCGGCAATTGTTAGCGATTCTTTGTACAAGGCATCATATATGGCCTTGTCTATATACGTTATATCGGCAATCGGAATAAAATTCACATATATTTTGAAGGTTCCTACATGCATTCCAGATTTGGCTTCTACCTCGCTATACCCATGACTATGGTATATGTCGGCCAACTCCTTTGCATCTTTGAGTGCATTCGGGCTAAAAAAATCGTAGTCGGGAATATCAATCTCCCGATTATAAAATTGGTCATATTTCGGGAGAATATTATTGATTGCAGTGCCTCCGTAGCAAATACGTTTTTTTCGAATGAGAAACTTTTCCAATATATCCATGATTTCATTAATCTCCTCGGATTGTGCCTGTATTTTACGCTGGATTCGATCCCCATTATCGACGGCATGACGCAAAATAGCAAGTTCGCATTCCTGAAAGGTCATTCCATTATTACATAACTTTGATGCAAATTTATTGTTTTTATTATGGGTTCTCCTCATACCATATAATATACCTATTTTATATTATATACATACACAAAATATACTATTACATATTCTTCTAATAAACATCCTATATGCAACACAGAACAAATATGACTAAAATCTTATTGTATGTGTCATATTCTATGCAGTAAATAGTCCAGGAGCATTGGTGCCTTTTTCATCGCCTTCATTTGTCTGAATGTAATTTAATGCAGAAGACATCGATATAATACCAGCACCTTGATGTTGAAATAGTGTTTCTGACCGGATCAAGGCTAAATCTGCAACATGATATTGCATGAGTGTTATTTGAATACCGTATTTCTTGATACTATTGTATATGGATGGATTTCCTTGGTTGCTTCGATTACTATCCGGCATTGCCATTTTAAATTTATCGGCAGTTGTGCGCATAGAATCTACGCGTTTTGGAGGAAGTGCTCTATATTTGAAAGTATCTAATTCATCATAGCTATATTTCATTAATTGTGAAGTATCACTGGTCATGTTGTGATAGGTTCCAATATATTCCTGGGGTTCATAATTAAATATAAGAACTACTTTTTGAGCAATTTTGTTAATCTCAGTGTTTCCATTCACAGGTATCGATTCGAGTTGCTCATTTTTGCTATTCGTTTTTGTTAAGAAATAATCGGAATAACCATTATTATACACCGATTTAATATCTGATTGAATCATATCATACAACTTATTTTTCATATTATCGGATGTTTTGATACGAATATGAACAAATAGGGGATCTCCCGGATTGGGAGACTCATATTTATCTCCCGATTGGCGTGTGAATCCATTGGCAAGAGCTGCCTTGAATATTTTACGAAACAAATAATTGTTTTTGGTTGTTGAATTTACAGAAGACGGATCGCTCGAATATCCAACATAAGCGGCAAATGTATTTGAATCCGCAGGATCATCGCTGATGGGTAAATAATATACCTCAAAATCTAGAAATCTGCATCCTCGCGACAATACATATTTTACCATTTCGTCGCTAATATAATTACCAGAATAAGCCGAATTCGAGGACCCTTTGATAATATACTGATTCAATTCCATAGTTTGACTCTTTTTGGACAAATCACTGATACCAGAGGGGATGTCATTGCTATTTATTTCTTTGCTGGATATTTCAGCAGATACCTCTTTATAAAACGGTTCATTGGCAAGCATCCCTTCTTTCACCTGGATCTTTCGACGGTTTATGAAATCATAGAATATATAGGCAAGAATCGCAAATGCAATAAGGAAAATAAATACTTGATAAAATGGAATTTTGGTCTTCATAAAGAGGCTATAGATAATGGGGATAAATTAGTATAAAAAAATAGATGCATATGTATATTACACTCGAATGGCTGGAGGATTATTTAATATCATATCTGTGGGGAATAATAACGTAATACTTACTGGAAATCCGTCCAAAACCTTTTTCAAAATCGCTTATTCTAAATATACCAATTTCGGTCTCCAAAAATTCAGAATCGATTATGACGGATTAAGGGAATTGCGTTTATTGGAACCTTCGACATTCACCTTTAAAATTCCTCGATATGCTGAACTATTGATGGATACCTATTTAGTGGTATCTTTGCCTAATATTTGGAGCCCGATTTCGCATCCGCGCGAAGAAACAAATAACCAATGGTCCGCTTATGATTTTCGCTGGATCCGCGATATTGGGACTCAGATGATTCGTGAAATTACTATATCATGCGGTTCCCAGCTTCTCCAAAAATATTCGGGAGATTATTTGGCAGCGATGGTGGAACGCGATTTCTCCGATGAAAAAAAGGATCTGTTTAATCGAATGACTGGAAATATAGATGAACTTAGTGATCCTGCAAATGCATATAGTCGAGTAAATGCGTATCCATCTGCCTATTATACGGATAATACGGCTGGCGCGGAACCATCGATTCGTGGTCGCGATTTGTACATACCGATTAATACATGGTTCACCTTGGATAGTCGTTGTGCTTTTCCATTGGTATCTCTTCAGTATAATGAATTGATTATTAGCGTTACACTTCGACCTATACAGGAATTATTTCAAATTCGTGATATATATGATCCAAGTAATAATTTCCCGTATGTACGCCCGGATTTTAATGAAGAGCGATTTCAGATGTATCGATTTTTGCAGACGCCACCGAGTATCAAGATCGATATTATGGAATACACGAATTTCATTAATAATTGGAACGCCAATGTGCATTTGATGGCGACCTATTGTTTCTTATCGAAGGACGAGGCACGTATGTTTGCAGCTGAGGATCAAATGTATTTGGTGAAAGATGTATTTGAATACAAGTTTGATAACATTACGGGGACTCGGCGAGTGCCATTAACATCGAATGGTATGGTATCAAGCTGGATGTGGTATTTGCAGCGAAATGACGTGAATCTGCGCAATGAATGGTCGAATTATACCAATTGGGCGTATCGAACGATGCCATCGGATGTAATACCCGCACCAATGAACTCAAATGACCCATCTTTCAATTATGTGGGTCCATATCGAAATTTAGACGG